ACAAGTCATCTTGTCATCCACATAATTTCCGTGTTCATCACTTTCCGAACAATAGCATATGCCCTTGCGCATAAGTGGGCTTAATCTTATACACCACATGCATGTATCGCAAGTTTTACTACTGTTCTTTTCCGCTTTAATTCTCCTGATCTGCCTCTTCAGCTTCTTATCGACTATAAGCGATACTGTCGTCTTGTCGCTTTCGTCATCAAGTAGCTGAGTAAGCATGATATGAACATCTGCTATCTCTTCAAGCACCGCCCTTGAGTGGTTTTCTTTACCCTCAAGGATATCTTTTTGTAGTGCCACTATAAGCTCTGCAAGCTCTTCAATTGTCTTGGATTTTTGATTCAGGATGCCGTAATGGTTTAATATCCGCCTTGCCAAGTCTTTATTCATATTCTTCTTTGAGCTCCCATTTTTCGCAATTCTGCACGTCATTGCATGTTACTACGTCTTTATTTAAACAAAATCTTATTCTGTCAACATACCATTCACAAAGAGCGCAAACCCTCGGCCATTCATCCACTTCTTCATAGTCATACGCAATTCTATCTATGACTTCTTCAAGAACCTGCTCTTTAATTTCTTTGTCTGAAGCGTTGTCGTCTATAGCTATGCCAACTACTTTATCATTTAAATGTATAACTATTTTTCTCATTATTCACCTCCTAACTCCTCTGGCCACTTGTCTACCTCTTCCCAGTGCCAATCTAAGTGACTGAGCACCTCTTGAAGCGACTCATCTGTGATGTCCTCGTCTTTAGTCTCATCATCTACAGAAAAACCCTCGATTATTTTGTCGTTTATGTATACAACTATTTTTCTCATACTTCACCTCTACTTTTTAGCATGCTAACTCCTTTTCAAACGCTGCGATTATGCACTCAACTCTTTTCGCGCCTAAGCCTTTTATTCCAAGCAAAATCCCGCCGAATTTAATCTTCCTTTATCTTGTTTAGCTCACCCGATAAAACAAAGGCTGCAGCCTCAACTATGTCTCCGAGATTAGTCTTTCCATGCGGTATTTTTGCTTTGCACAAGGGTACTTCCTTGCATCCACCTCGCTCATAAACATGTCTAGAGGCCTTGCAAATACCCCATATTCGCCGTAAAGCGCCTGATATATTACAAGTCTTTCTTGTGTCTCTGTGTGTAGTGCTATAGTTATCACCTTGTATAGTCCGCCTTTAAAATGCCTATACACTTCTCCTGCTTTGGGATTTTCTCTACTCATACCTCCTCCTACTCTCTTTATGTACAAGCTTAACCCTGTCGCCAAGCCTAAACCCCGCAAGCTCAACAATATATTTGATGTGTTGTACCAATCTATCATGTTCCGCCTGCTCCTTTAATCTTCTCTTTTTCGCTTCTTCTATGGCCATTATAGCCTTGTATGCTGTGCTATCCCTATAGCCTTCAGCGTTGTGTTTGATGTCGCTACTCATTTAGTGCCTCTTTTGCAAGTTTTGTAAGTTTTTCAAACTTTCCTGCGACTTCTTTAAAATCACTTGTAAGCTCTTTTCTTTTTTTCTTAAGCGCCACTATAATGGCTTTTCTAATTAGCACTTGGTCGTCTGAAGATAAAAATGAATTCAAGTTAATTCTCTCTTTTGCATCTGTTCTGCCAGCTTGCAATACATTAATGGCAGTGGTGAAACTTATTCCTTCTGTGAGTAAATAGCTCTCAAATTTCTCTATCATCTCATCAATTTCATCTATACTTCTTATACTTTTTACCACCTCATTTGCAGCCATTATGACTTCATCTACTTCTTTTTTCGTCATTCTTCCACCTCCGTCAATATTTCCTGTATCTCTTTTAAATACTCCAGTGCCTCAGCATTTCTCTGCTCTAATCTTTTATAAATTACTTCTATAGCCGCTTTCGTTATGTCGTCAAAGTCGGAGCTGTACAAATTTGGGCAAAGTACCCCGCCTCTCCATCCTCCAGCACTGAAGGTGATGCAAATATCCATGTCTTTCATCCATCCCCTTAATGTGCCTATATCTTTGTACCCCTTTTTAATTTGATCTAATTCAAAACTAATTTTATTAAGCAACTCCCAAATCTCTTTGGCCTTCTCTTTTCCCATCTTTCACCTCACACATATCATTTTGTGTATTTCAATTTGCTTCAGGTCTTGACCTGTCATTTTCTGCCTTATACAGTGTAGCCATCGCCAAACCCAAATATTCTTCTTCTTCTTTTATGTAAACGGCTATGTCGCAATCTTTATTTGCGTAATATCTTATACCTTGGCCAAAAGGTTTTAACAGGCTCTCATCCACAAAGATTGTTTTTCCAGCAGGTGCCTTAAACTCTTTTAGTCGCCTTCCTCCTGCTGTCTGTTTTATCGTTTTTGTGTCCTGAAGTTCCTCTGCACCTTTTATATTTTTGAACACCTTTTTTGCATCAATGTCTACGTCTATAATTGTGAGACTTAATAAGCAATATGCCGCAGGTATTAAGAACATTGATATGTTTTTATGCGCCACCGGTATATATCTATTTCCATCTATTATGATAGGACCGCAAACTTTGTAATCCGCCACTTTGCCGGTAAACTTTGACACGAAAATGTCTTTTACCACATCCGCCTGTAATTTTCCAAAATCTAACATTTTTATTTACTCCATATAAGTATTTTTTCATTTTTATGCATATATACTCTTTTTTATATATGCTTTTATCTCTCCACTTACTCCAAGCTCAAACACCTCTAAGCCCATTTCTTCAGCAAGCTTTTTCTCCATACGCGCACCTTTCGACTGCTGCCAGCCTTCAAGCATGACCATCTTGTCCGCCATTCCCACTAAGGCAAAGCAAAGAGTCATATACTCTTCATGACTACCGCTCGGTAGCATGTTGCCCATCCACATTGGATTTATTACCTCATCATTTTTAAAAATATCCCTCACTTGATTTTCAGCTTTTAGAAAATTCAAGTGATAATTTTCAACGCCTGTAATGGGTCCTGATAAATATATCCTCATACCTTTTTCTCCTCCTCAAAGTTAAATTCCATCTGCCCTTTTATCGTCTTATCCTCAATCCACCATCTGAATACAGCCTCTGCATCCTTCCAAGATTCGCCTTTATTACTTTCTTTCCCCTTTCCTTTTCTGACTTCAAGCATTTTTTCAAAGGCTTTTATATATCTTTCTTTGTATGCAGGAAATGTCAGAATATCTCTTTGTTTTTCCCGTTTGTTCGCTAAAGGACATAAGATGCAACCTACTCTGCTGTACCCCATATCGTACAACTCATTGTATGCAATATTGTTTTCATGTATGTAGCCCCAAATTTCAGCATCCGTCCATTCGTATATCGGATTTACAAGTATTGTTTTATGTTTTCTTGCCGTTGTGACAAGCGTGCAATCCCACACTTCGTCTTGCTCTTTCGCATTTTTAAAGACTTCTTCCGTATGCTCTAAGCTAAAGTACCTTGAATCTTTAAGTTTCTTACCGGCTGTCGAAAATATATTTCTATTTTGCCTTTTTCTTGACTCTGTAGCCCTTACTCCCAAGGCCACAACCCTGTTTCTTTCTGTACCCTCTTTGAATACTCCGCAGCAGTATCGTACAAGCCTTGTAGGCGGCATACCTTTTTGCACTATCAAACTAAACATATTTATCGGCTTGCCCTTGTATATCGGCATATTCTTGTATGCCTTTATGCCTTTTTCTTTCAGCTCTGCAAAAACCTTGTTTACGTGTCGATTTGTCTGCGGTGCATCCACGGTCGTAATGCTGTGAGATACTTCAAAGCTTATGCCCGATTTTATCGCTAGATCAAGCAAGACATCGCTATCTTTTCCACCGCTGTATGTGACGACTACAGGCTTATCGTAAAAGTCTCTCGCTATCTTTTCGGCCGTCTTGAGTGCCTTGATAGCTTTGCTTATTTTCTCTTCGTTCACTTTTCTCCCTTTGCCATTCGTTTTATATGCCCTAATTTTCAATTCTAGGATACCTAGAATACATTTTTATTGTCTTAGTGATACCTTTATCCACTCCGCTATAAAAACGCCATATAACGCATTTTGTAACGCCATTTAATTTTATGATATTAAATTTTATTATTAAACTAGTCAAAATCGACCGGTTTAACACTTAAAGCTCTTTGAGTTGCACCTCTACTCTTGCCGTCTCTGCGTAAGCTTTGTAGACTAAAAGCAAACTCACTTGTGCATCGTCTGTGTAGGCCACTCCGTTGAGTGCATCTAATATACTTTTGGCCAAATTGTCAGCGTCTATCTTTTTTGTGTAGCCGACTTCGCCACTGAGCATCTTTTGCCTTTGCTTTTTACTTGTCGCCTTCGGTGGCTCAAAATATCCGCATATAGTCGCACCGATAGTGCCTTCAAGCTTTTCACCGCCTGCTGCTATGTATGACTCTTTTACAAGTCTTTCATACTCTGCGGTCTGCCTCGGCGTGTATGTCCTTACCGCTGTACCTTGCCTTGAAAAACGCGGTCTTTGCTTCCCCACAGGCTTGCCCGGCACTGTAAAGGCTATATATCTTTTATTTTCAGCCATCCGCTACTCCTTTCATCTGCTTCATAAATGCTTCTTGCATATCCGCATCTATGTTGTCATTTCTTTGCTCAAAGTTATTGAATTTTGTACCTGTAGACTTTGTAGCAGGCACATTTGCGGGCTTATACTTGTCTTGCTCTCTTGATAGCCATGCGTTTACAAAGCGTTTCATGCCCACTTTCGTTTTTCGTTTTGTGGGATTAGCATCTGACCATCCGACCATTTTTCGCATCTCTTGCGCGATATCTACTGACGGATACAAGCTCTTGTACAAGTCTATATCTGCTTGAAAAAAGGGATAGCCCTCTCCCGTATTGGTCGGTATCTCAAATATTGCCTGCTCTTTTTTGCCATCTTTCGGCTCGGAGCTTTTTAGCTCCGTGCAAACATCTGCGATAGCAGATGTATATTCTATTTCTTCTTCTACTTCTACTTCTACTTCAGGCGGTGGGTTACCGTGGTCAACCGTGGTTAACGGTGGGTCACCGTGGGTCACCGTGGAATTGTCAAAACTATCACAATCTTCTAAAATTGGAGGCTCCGGATACAGCGACCTTTTTGCCTGTATCCTTTGATGTTTTTCCCAAGTTGGGAAGTAAAAATACATTTCTTCACCGACTCTGTAAATCTTCACTAAGCCTTCATTTTGTAGCTCTTTAAAGCCTGCACTGATACTTTTAGTCGTCACATCTTTGCGCCTTGGAAAGCAAAAACCTTTTACCAAATCAGGGTCTGCGCTACCTCTTCCGTAATCGTCTACATAAGTGAGTAGATATGTCCAAAGTCTAAACTGAAAATCAGTCAATCTATTTATTTGTAAATCTGTCCTTATGGTCTCTTTTATCATCCTATTGCCCATATCTTCTCCTTTTTATCATCAAAGAGATAAGCCATGCGGTGCTTTTAAGCTGTGACACATATACCAAAAATTAGAAGTATTTAAAGCTTGAAAATTCCTATGGTCAAGTTCTATACAGCTGGCATATCGGGAATGTACCGGACGGCCCTCCATCTGCTTTCTCATTGTGCTACGCACCTACAGAGGTTGGTCAACACGGCAAGCCCCTACGACCCAGTCGCATTACTGTGATACCTAAAATATTAAGCGTAAATATTTTTTTGTTTCGGTTTGCACCTTGGCTTTATCTCTATGATTTTTTCTTAGTCTTGATTACTCAAAAAGCGCCTTGCTTATATCGTCGTCGCCCTCTTCTTTCACTTCCTTCTGCTTCTTTGTATCCTCTTTCTCTTCTGTATCTTCCTTCTTCTCTGTCGCCTCGCTATCGACTACTTTATCGCTGCTATTTTCTGTATAATTATTCATATCTTCCTCGGTCTCCACATATGACTTACTGCCGTCTGAATTTATCACGGCCATATCGGAATCTATAGCAGTCACTAAATCTATACTCATAATTCCCCACTTGCTTATAAGTTGTCTAAGCATAGTTTTGTATGCCATACCGTCAAAGTCTTTTGACCAGAAAGTGTACTGATTGCCTTTTCTTTTATCCGCTGCATATCCGGCAGAGTACTTAAGCGCGTGCGCCTCCATCTTTGCTTTGCTCCAGTACATAGCCTTTTTAAATCCGTTTGTGTACTCAAACATTGCATAGTAGCCGATTGTCGGCACTTTTTCTCTTTCCTCTTCGTCCTCTATGAGATTGACTTCTATCTCTTCATTTAAAGGATCATATCGAACAAGCTCCCCCTCTTTTATAGATAAGACATTGATTTTCTTGTACTGTCCTGACCTTATAGCAAGCTGGATATATCCCTTATATCCAAGTTGAAATTGTGCCACCTTGCCGTCTTTGTTGTTAAACGGCACAAGGTAATATTGACCAAGCTGTGGGCTTGGTGAGAGATTAAGACTCTCTCCAAGCAATGCAGCAGATAAGATACTTGCATTACTACAAGTCTGTAGTTCTTTATTGTTATTTACTGCCGATACGATAGAACTTATAAAGCGTGTACCGTTTTTACTACCTACCACTTTGTTTATCTGCTCCTTGACTGCATCCGCTGTCAGGTACGCTGTGAAGCCTGTCGCTTTCTTCTTTGCTACTAAACTGTTTTGTACTGCCATTTTTATATCCTCCTAATTTTGATATTATTTAACTTTAGCCATGCGGCTAACATCTTTGCTTCTTTAGCGCTTAGGTACGCTTCAAATGCTGTCCACTCTCTTTTTACATCTGTAGCAGTCTCTTCTACTTCTTGCATATCCGGAGTAACTTCTTCCTTTTCCTGCTCTTTTCTCTCTTCTTCGGCCTTTTTCTTTTCAGCTATATCGACCATATATTTCGCTTTTTCTAAAGCCTCATTAAGATTTAAGGTCTCTTTATATACTTCTGTAGCCTCAAAGCTGTATTCCTTAAGCTCCGCTATGGTCTTAAGATTGCACTTGATACTGTTAAATTTATTACTTATTACAGTTTCGACCATCTTCAGCGATATACTTGCATTTAAAAACTTATCTTCGAATATCTGTTCAAAGCTTATAAATTTAAGCTCTTCACCTGCTGCATCTTTTAACTTCTCAAACAGCGCCTTGACTTCTTCAAGTTTCTTTTGCTTTTTCTCTTCCTCGTAACCTTTTATTTGCGCATCTATCAAAGCAACAGGCTCCTTTATGACTGCAAGCAAGTCTTTTATTTGTGCTTCAAATTGCTCGTATGGCTGTAAGCACTGCTTTTTTAGCTCTTTTCTCTTGCCATCTATAGCAGTCGCTAAGGCGTTAAGTTTCGCCCTGTCGGCTTTTGCTTCTTTAATTTGGTCTTCTGTATATACAAGACCTTTATATTGCTCAAGCTTCTGTGATAGCTCCGCCTTGAGTTCCTCATAATTCCACTCGATAGGCTTTATAAATCCGTCTTCGCTCGGATTGTATATTTTTAGTTCCATCATTCCTCCTTTTGCGACATAATAATGTCGCTTTTATTGCTATATTGTCACTGCCGCCAATATAGACCATCTTGTTGACGTCACCAAAATGGTCGTCTTTCCCGACGTCGGGAAAATAGCATCTTTATATATCCGGAAGTACCAGATCGGGCATCCTTCTAGCCTCTACACACTTCCAAAACTTTTTTTCTTCCTCCGCTAAGTACTCTATATCTCCTTCAACCTCACTTCTTTCAATAAAGTAGTGCTTAGTCTGCAGGTATATCTGCCCACCAAATTCGCTCTTAAGCTGTGCCTTAAGCACTACAAAATCAAATTCAGTGACCATCAGATAATGCAACACTTGTATAAAGTAATTATCGGGGATTCTGTCCTTCCACTTCTCTTTCTGCATACTCTGTAATATATTTGTTGTTTTTATCTCAAGTATGCCCCTTCTGCCGTCTTCATCTGTAAGCTCACCGTCAAGGCTTGCGTGTGCGAAAGGATACTTAGAGTTTAAATACATATTGTTATCAAAGTACTGTACTTGATATTGTGGAAAGTCTAATCTGAATAGCTCTCTTAGATGCTCCTCTGCCTTTGTGCCATATAGCACATAAGGCTTCTCGGATATGTCAGGGCTTTTTTTTTGCCCCGTCTTTTCTAAGTACAAATCGGTATTTGTCTTATAGGGATTCAATCCCACAATTGCGGCGGCATCTGAACCGCCTATCCTACTTCTGTGCTTTAGCCACTCTTCACGACTGGCCAATATCTTTCTTTCTATCATCTTTAAGCCTTCAGTATCATGCTTGCGACCTGCTCCGCTGTGAAGCCCAGTGTTGCCGCTATCGCCCTTAACTCAAACACTGTCATGTCCGCCGGGTGGTCTCTTTTATGTGCCACCGTCTTTTCACACTTTCCGATAAGGCTTGCGATATTTTTAGTCTTTAAGCCTTTCAATTCAAGACCTGCCAGATATGCAGCCCTAAAGCTTCTATCCATCATCTCCGTCTTTGACGGTGCTAATCTTGGCATTTACCTTTTCCTCCTCATGTTTTTTATGACCTGTTAAGTCATTTTATGAGCATTTTTGCAAGCGTCATTATAAAGACCGCATCTGCTGCTACAAGTACAGCAAGCGCAAGATACACTCTGCTTTTAAGTGTATTTATTTCTGCTTTTTGTATCTTCAGATTCAGATCTTGCATAGATACCGCATTATAAATGCCTCTGTATCTGTCTTTTAAATACTCAAAGTCTTCTCTTTGCTTAAAGACCATATTCTCTAAAGCATTCAAAGCCTTTTCATTTTCTTCCTCCGCTGTGCCTCTTGTCAGCGTAGGAATTACAACACCTTTTATCATCTTTTTTTCTGTACCCTCTCTTTGTACCTGCTCCATGTATTTTCTCCTTATTTACACAAAAATTTATTTACAAAGTATATCTGTCCTTTTCCTGTGACCTTTGTGGTCTTAGTGACCACAGTCACGCCCTCTGAATTTATATAACTGCTTTCTTTTATTTCGAAGAGACCTTGTTCCATTGCTCTTTGAGTAGGCATATTCCTACTACTTCCTGACTTCATCAAAAAGCCTTGTTCTCTAAGCCAATCAAAGAGTCGCTTTTGGCCGATGTCTATGCCGTTTTGCTTAATAAGTTTTGCAAGCTCACCGATTAGGATTGATGTGTGGCTTGCCGATACAGATCTGGCAAAGAGTGCCAGCGGCTGCATTTGCTTATTTTCAGCTTCTAAAGCTTTTCTTGCTTCTCTTTCTTCTTTCAGTGCCTTGAACGCTTCTATAGCAAGGTCAGGATTTGCTATCAGTTCTTCTGTAGCATATACCCCATGCTTTCTTATAGCCGGCAACACTTCAGATGTTACCCACCTTTTAAAGGCTTTTGCATTTGGAAGCTTGCTTCCAAAGATTGCCTGATATAAACCGCTCTCATTTATAAGTAGCATTCTTCTTATATTTTTATTAGGCTCAAGGGTTACTCCATT